ATCCACTTTGCTCTAAGTGGATCCCCAGGCATAAGAACTGTCTTATGATACTGTCCAGGTTTTGCTTCAATGTGGGGTGTTGTCATTGATAATGATGTCGTAAATTTGTTTCCAATTTTTTACTCTAGGACCATCCCATTTTTTATTATATGGATGGTCCATTACGATGCTATTTAATCCTACTCGTATACCAGACTCTGCATGATTAATAGAGTCCTCAATCCAATAATACTCCTTTCCTTTATATCTGTCAAGCAAGTATTGTTCTTTTCCGACAGTAAAATCTAAAGCACAATCAATGAAATCGAATACATCTCCAAACAAATGAACTAAGTTTTTTCTTCTCAACTTCTGTGCATACTTATCTTTATCTAAACAACTTATTACTTCAAACTTCCAACCAAGTTCACTCAACTTCATCACATACTCAACAGAATCTCGGAATGCTGGAATAAATCCAACACACCCAGACTCATTGAACTTCTTTATTTGTGATACCGCTTCAATCTGTGAGATACCATATCTAAGAGTTTGGTCATAATACTGTGATGTATTCGGTAACCTTGAATATCCATGCTCGACCATCCATACATCAAAGGCATATGCCCAGTCAAGGAGAACACCATCACAGTCAACTATTATGCGTTTATCCATTTGTATATTTGATCCCAAGTTCCAAGATCAACATAGTCTTCAACCTCAATAGCCTTCGAGTTATATAGAGGAGTGTTTTTGATCTCACCGACCATCTGTCTGTGATTCAAAGTGGACTTCTCCATAAACTCAATGCACTGATTGAATACTCTCTTTCTGAAGGCAAACGCTGTCCAGAAAGCATTAAATCTACCCTGATCCTCTTGCGGTTTATCTTCATACTCCTGAACTAGGTCGTCAACAATAGACAAAGCACCTTTAGTCTTCAGCATGTTTGGGTCACTTTCTCTCTTATAGAAGAATGTAAATCCTGTCTCATTCAAACTATCACTAACTAGTTCAACAATATCCTGAGATGACTTCATTTTCATAAAAGTATCTGGGAGAAGAACAAGGTTCTTTTCACCAAACAAATGTCTAGCACTCTTGATAGACCCCGTGTATTCAGTCTCTGCAGGGTTAAAGTAAGTAAATGAAATGTTAAACCTTGACTTATATCGACTCAAATACTTTACAAGTTCAGTTTTATTTTCATTGAGTGTAATTACAAACTCAACGTCTCTACGACCATAGTTTGAGAATAAATCAAAACTATAATCAATTAAAGATTTATTCTTTTCAATAGAGTGAATTTCTTTTGGGTATGGTAAAGAGAGTCTAGTTCCTTCTCCCGCACATGGAAGTATAACAGTTAGATCAGCCATTCAATATTATCCAATCACTACAATATAGATCTTTCGTATTATTATGATCCAACTTTGGTCCAAACCATACTCTAGGAGCAATAACTTTAGTACTATTTGCCAACCATGCACCCCACCAAGAGAAAGATGAGTTTGCGATAATATGACCCTTACACAATGTCATAAGACAAAGGTCCATTCTATTATCAGTATTTTCAGAAATCATAAAATTACTTCCAGAAAACATTTCTTGTTTTTTACACCACTCTGGTTCGTCAGAAAATACAATAAACTTAGTATCTTGATCAAAAGATCTTATAGCAGTATCATAATAAATTGGTGTCAAACTATTATGTGCTTTGCCATCACTATTAGTAATGTAATCTGTCCTTCTGATATGAATGGCAACGTAACACTCATCACCAATCATCTCAGTACAAGGTTCTAAAATTTCATCCTTAAAAGTAAAATCTTTTCTAATTTCATCTTCAATATGTTTGAAGTATTTTTCAGTTTGATAGTATCCATACAAACTCACATTATCTGGACAATTATCAAATAAATGTTCATCAAAATGAAAATGTTGTTCAGTAATATAATTCGTCTGAAGTATTCCTTTTTTACATTCAATGTTAAATGAATCAAAGATTTCAGTTCTAACCATATTACCGATGCCATCATCCTGCGATTCTGAATGATTAGCAACGATAAATTCATATCCTCTATTTGCAGCAATACCTTTTGTTGCTGCATACTGGAACATTTGATTACCCAAACGTCCTTGCCTTCCTAAGTGATTAAATCCAATCATTTACCAATTTGCTCCTCAATCCACTTGTATGTTTTTAAAATACCTTCCTCAAGAGTCATTTGATAATCCCAATCAAGATTTTCACGGATCAAATCATTATTAGAATTACGTCCACGGACACCAAGAGGACCATCAATATGAATCTTGTTTACATCTTTATCTGCAACTTTAGCAACGGTTTCTACCAACTCATTAATAGTAACCATTTCTTCAGATCCAATATTTACTGGTCCAATAAAATCACTCTCCATCAACCTTCGAGTTGCTTCGATGCATTCATCAATGAACAGGAAGGAACGAGTCTGTAAGCCATCTCCCCACACCTCGATAGATCCACCTTGCTTCGGGAGGAGAGCGACCTTGCGGCAGATTGCAGCTGGTGCTTTTTCTCTTCCACCGTCCCAAGTTCCTTCGGGACCAAAAATATTATGATAACGAGCAATACATACAGGAATGTTATAGTTACGCTGATATGCGAGGTATAGTCTTTCTGAGAAGAGTTTTTCCCATCCATATTCGGAGTCGGGGTCTGCTGGATATGCTGATTGTTCACGGCAATCGGGGTTGTCAGGGTCAATTTGATTATACGCTGGATACATGCAGGCAGATCCAGAGTAAAAAATCTTGGTCTTATTTCCTACGGTCTCATTAAATCTACGCTGTTCTTCAAGAACATTCAGATTGATGGACACAGAGTTGTGCATGATGTCTGCGTCATTCTCACCAGTGAAGACAAATCCAGCACCACCCATGTCGGCAGCAAACTGATAGATCTCATCAAAAGGTAGATGAAACCTTTCTGGAACAGAATTATAGAAATTACCCTGTTCACCTTTGAATCTTAGCACACGACGGACGAAATTTACATCACGCAAATCTCCAGTGACAAATTCATTTGCCTCTGTTTTTGAAAACTCTGGATCTTTAAGATCTACTCCACGCACCCAGTATCCTTCGGAGCGGAGACGCTTAACCATATGAGATCCAATAAATCCACCAGCGCCTAAAACTAATGCTGTTTTAACCTCCATAGGAAATTCACTCATCAACAAAATAATTATTCTATACTATGTATTATACAAAAATATGGCATATTATGCAACCCTCCCATAGTCATCCTCCAACCTAGTAATATCATCTTCTCCAAGATAAGATCCAACTTGAACTTCAACTATCCTCAAAGGTATCTTACCAGGATTTCTTACCTTATGTATTTTTCCTAAAGGAACAAATGTACTTTCATTTTCATAAACCATAAATTGATTATCATCCATTTCAACTAGAGCAGTTCCATTTACAATAACCCAATGCTCAGATCTATGATAATGAAACTGTTTAGATATTCCCTCTCCAGGTTTAATCTCTATGTTTTTAACTTTATATCTATGCCCCTCTTCAATAGTTTCATACCATCCCCAAGGTCTATCAGTTCTCATGGTAATACATGTAACACCATTATATGTATAAAAAAAGCAGGGTTTTATCCCTGCCCATAAGGTCTTCCATGCACGCCACTTACTCTTTAACCTGAAGTAAGAAACAGAGCGGGAGTTACCCATCCGCACCACTTGTTTTTTTGAGAAACAAGAAACTCATTGAGTTTCATCCCGACCAGTGCTGTTACAGTCCATCCGTGACTTAATTAGATCTAATCTTGCTCTTAAGAATTCTTCAGTCTCTCTTTGATAAATGCCATAGGCAATGTTCATGAGAGTCTGAACTGTCTTCCATCCACCATATTTTTTATGAGATCGTACTCTCATATATTGATAGTGAAGTAAAAGTTTGGCATCAGATACTGTCATCCACTCATGCTTGAGAGTAAGATTTATAGCATCCTTTTCCATGTATTAAGAGGCAGATACACTGTCTTTTATATAGCAAGGAACACCTTCTGGATCTAACCATTTGGTGTATTCAAAATCATCAATAGCAGTGAGCAGTTGCATTTGATTATCAAGAAGATACATGTCTCTATACCTTTTGGTATAACTATCTGCTTTTTGTATGCGATAGTCTGGGAGTCCATTTTCTAGAATCCCATCCTCAATGTACCTATAAGGAAAACGTTCAAGTAAAATTTTCATACAACTTCAACTGTTTCAAGATCTTGGAAAAGATATTCCATCAAAATTTCATAATCATCTAGAGGTTCTCCTGAAAACACCACTCCTTCTCGTTCGTAGTAGCGGCGCACCTTTTTGAAAAGTTTCGGATTCTTTACATCAAGGAAAATTTCGCCATCGGCAGCAGCACGGAGAATGCTAATGTCTTTCTTGAATTTTTCAGTAAGTGCCATTGTTGTATTTGGTTTACTCTATTATTATAAGTGATTGACTTTATATAGTCAAGATGCCAGATCGAAAACTGGCGATCGGGGTACAAGGATTTGAACCTTGGGCATCCGCCTCCCAAAGACGGCGCTCTACCAAACTGAGCTACACCCCGTAAGTGGTAGATTCTAATCGCCGCTAATCCTGAATCTACCAAAGAGGACTACCGCAGCTGAAAGGTCTCCCTGCCAACAAAAATAGTATATCACATAAAACCATTTTCGCGCAACCACTCCTCAGTCATAGGTGTTGGTTTATAAACCTCCCACATCTTTCCAGCAGCACATGCCTCTAGTGCTTTGGCAGTCATTCCTTTTGTATGTCCTGCCCAGAATGCTTCCTTCTCCCAAGGAATTGCATCTGGAGTCATTTTGTAAGTGTCTTTAGCAATTGCCTGCCACACCCTAGGAACATCTTCTTCATTATGAATAATGGCAATCAAACTGTTATCAATAGTTCCTGCCATACAATCCTGTGCAGCGTGCCACCCTTCATGCCTGGTCACTGCCATGAGTGTGCTTTGGCGATGCATAAAAGATTCATTCAAAAAGAAATTATTAGAAACCGTATGATAAACACCTCTGTGTCCAGGTGGAAAATATCTTTCATTTCCTAAAAAGACACCAACTCCGACCCTATCAAAAGAGGCGATGATGTCATCAAACTCAGAATCAATGCTACTAAAATTACTGCTGGGATAGTGATCCTTAATATCTTGAATACTTTTAATTCGTTTAACATCTTTAGTACACTCTCTTACTATCATGCAACCCATTGCATCCATACTATAGAATCCTTTAGTAATATTTTCTTCAGCACCTACTGGAGAAGCAATCAACATTAAAGCAAGTAAAAATTTTTTCATGGAGAAAATATTCCAGTATATTGTTATGTATACTACTTGTCTTTAAGTAATTTTTCTATACGTTTTCTAGTTACTGCAGACTTATGCTTCTCTCTTTCAGTATGTTTATATCCATTTTTCCCATGAAAAATAGCATGACCATGGTAGAACATGGTCATGCCAAATGACAACGCTAAAACTATTCCAATCCAGTCTATAAGGTGATTTTGAGCCATGGGAATATGGGATCGATTACTCCAATGAGTCTAAGAAGACCCTCACTAAAGAGTCCTAGTACAAAAAATCCAACAAACATACTAATGATTCCAGCGTTACGATTATGCTTTCGTATTGCATCATCAATCATCTCCTGCACTTCTGTCTTAGTTGTCCATTCAGGCGGTTCAGACCCCTTACCCCAATCTTTAAACATAACAATCACTCCACATCAAACTTAAGGTGTTGTTCCATAGGATCCTCTCTTGAAGGACTTGAAACAATAGAACATGCTCTTCTATAAAATGCATTATCAGTATTTCCAGAAGACTCAAAAGTTTCTTTTACTTTCACCCAGTTATTGAAGGTGTGATTGTCCATGTTTTTCTCCCAAAGTACACACTAGCTATATTACTCAGTATTTGTACTTTGTCAAGAAAGTGTTCATATCGTAACACTTATCTAACTTCAAAATCTAATTTACGAACCTTTCTTTGTCTTCTTGCCTCCTGATAAGCAAGGTCTTCCTTACTAAACGTAGGAGTTTTTTTATCATCAGTATTCTTTACTATTTCAACTAGTGATAGATCCTTCCCTGAGATGCTTGTGCCACGGATGCTCGTATAGTTTTCGCATCCGCAACTCCTCATCTTCGTAGGATGACCTTCCAACTGCTTTCCGCAGTTCTTGCACCTGATTACTAACATCCCTAATCATACCTTTAATACTTTCAAGTTCTTGACGAAGTTCTTGGTCGTTTGCCATTTTATTTATCACTCCTGAAAATTCTCAGATCCACCTTCATAAACTTCAACATTTTTCCAATTAGAAGTTGCCATCTCATACATCAATTGATGCATATTACAAGGTTCTCCATTATATTCTCTGCCATCTTTCTGTGCTTGCTGCTGCTTAATAAGAGTTTCTTGCTTCATGTAATCCAGTTGATTTTGTGAACGCACAGGAGCAGGACCAAACCATGGATCATCTTGTAGATACACCGGTGCTGGAACGGTCTTATGTTTTTTTGATTTTAGTAGATCCTTAATTGCTTTAATAAACATTTTTACTGTTGTAGTAAATGGGCGAAGAGGGGATCGAACCCCCGACCACCTCCGTGTAAAGGAGATGCTCTACCGCTGAGCTATTCGCCCTTGTCCTTACATTCTAACATATACTCTACAGTATTGGCAACATCATTCATTGCATCGCGTAGCATTGGTTGTTGCCCAGAATGTTGTTCGGACTTAGTGACACCGTTTCTCCACTCTTCTACAAGTGTCCAGCGCCACTGTCCCATGCTTTTAGAATACCAAAGATTAATCTTCATTAGGTGAGAGTTTCCTTCTTTTTACTTCTCTACCACTCCACAGAGCAAATAGAATAATAGCGGCATAAAATATAGTATCATTTAACATCACTAAGAAGAAAATGATTGAACCACCATACTTAATTATATCAGGAAGAGGTGATAAAATTTTTGAGAATACTTTTCTGTAAGCATTCTCAAACTTAAAGTACCCTAATGCAATGATTGTTACCACAATCTCACTATAGGGTACAACAAAATAAAGTGATAAGAAAATAAAGATTGGCCAGTAATGACGTTCTGGAATCTTAGAGATCAGACTAATGTACTTCTTCAATACTTTCTTCATCAGGCAATCGAGATTCAAATGTATCTAGTCTACCTTGCAATCTAGCAAGTTCACGAGTTAATTGCATGTACTCATTTTCCATCTGATCAATTCTTTGTTCTAAAAGTTCAATCATCTCTTTCTTTTTCATAAAAAAGGGGATCAAATGATCCCCTAACTATACAACATTTACTTTATGCTGTCAACAGCAGCAAGAGATTTCTGTCGAAGAGACTCTGGAAGAGGTACATACCCCAAAGAATCTGAAACCGCTTGCGACTTTTCACTTAGCATATAACGAAGGGTTTCCTTGACTCCAGGAGCGGACTCAGGATAGGCAAGGATCCATGTTAGAGATACGATTGGGTAAGCATTCGCACCTGCAGGGTTAGGATCTGCCCCACGAAGTTTATCGTCTAGAACAATTTTGGCAAGTCCTGCAGCAGAAGTTTCTGCATTTGCCTTTACAAAGTTGCCTGCCTTGTTTTGTAGAGCAACCTGTTGGAACTTACCACCGTTCACATAACCATAATTTAGATAACCAATAGCGCCAGGTTGGTTTTGAATAGTTCCAGCAACACCAGAGTTACCTTTACCACCAACACCTACAGGCCATCGAACTGCCTTACCAGTTCCTACGGTCTTCTTCCACTCGCGAGAGAAAGCAGACAGGGAGTTGGTGAAACCTTTGGTAGTACCAGAACCATCAGAACGATAAACAGTCAAAATTTTCTTATCTGCACAACCAAAAGTAGACCAGTTGGTGATCTTGCCAAGGAACACATCAGCAAGTTGAGTCTGAGTCATCTTGGCATCACAACCAGGATAATTGTAAGCAGGAACAATGGCACCACCAGTCATGGGAACATGAACCATAGGCAGTTTCTGCTTCTTATCACTTACGGCACCATCAGAGGCACCAAAGTCAACAGTCTTGGCATGATACTGACGGACACCAGCACCACTACCAACTGCTTGATAGTTCACTTGGTTTCCAGTCTCCTTTGCCATAGTTTGGAACCAGGAGTTATAGAGAGGTGCAGGGAAGGTAGCTCCTGCACCATTCAGTTTGAATGTATCTTTCTTTTCTTCAGCACCACAAGCAATAAGAACAGGTGCAGTCAATGTAGCAATAAAAAATTCTTTGAGTTTCATCTTTTTTGTTAGATAAACCTTTGGTATATATTAGCACTTAATTTAAATTTAATCATAAAAAAACCTCCCGTTAGGGAGGTCGTTAGGATATCGTAATGTGTGTTACGGCGTGAACTATCAGAAGGAGAAAGTTGCTCCCAGTTTGCCACCAACACCCAGATCTTCCATTTCAAATTCATCAGTAGCAGTGATCGCGGAAAGTTCACCATAGACACCAAGACTATCAGTCAGATCAGCAGCAACACCAATCTTACCAGAGTAACGGGTCTCATTCTCAGCGCCGTCAACGGCAAGGATTGCAGGTCCTCCCTGAATATACCAGGATGCGTCTTCGCCAAGATCGCCACCAAAACCAACATGAATATCAGTAACTGCACCAACGTAGTCGTCCCCAGCCCAGGAAGCATTCGATTCCACGTTGACGTAGGGCCCTGCAAGGGCAGGTGCTGCCATCAAAGGAGCAGCGGCAGCAAGTGCGATTGCGGATTTGATCATTTGTTTAAACCTCTTAAGTATACTTGCGGAATGGATACCCGCAGATGTAAAGATCCTCGACATGGATCTGCTTAGATATTACAACTGGCACATGTGACAGTTGTAACATTTATTTATAATGAGTATAAATTCTGGTTTACCGATAAACCAGAAAGCGGGTAATCGGACTCGAACCGACGACATTCAGCTTGGAAGGCTGACGTTCTACCACTGAACTACACCCGCAAGTGGTGGGGGAGTACCCCCGACACATCCTTCACACGGATGTAAGTAGTATAAAGCAAAGCAGAAAATTTGTCAATACTAATAATTCAGTCTAAATTGTTCTGATATGTATGCTCCTTGCTCATCAACTCTACCCTGCCAGGTAGGATCTTCAAATTCATATACGTCAACACCATGATCTTTCATAACCTTAGCGTATAATTCAAGATCATATTTCATAACTGTTGGCATAAAATGTTTTTCATAATGCTGACCACCACCAAAAGGATTTAGAGTTTGCATAAGGGAATAGAACTTCATGTCGTGAAGGACATCATAGATACCCTTCTTTGACTCATCTGCAACATGTCTTCTATCATTCTCAGATATTCTTTCTGAAATATTATGAGAAGCAAGAAACTTATTAGTTAATTCTTCTGTAGTAAATTCTGGATGATCCATTGGAATCCATGCAACAGAATAAGGATCAATCCCAACATCCTCACATAGATTTTTAATTGGTATGGTGTGATGATCATAAACAGATTGAACCATCAATGATACTGCAAATCCATTTTCCTCATCTTTAATCCACTTCTCAACTTCTGCAAGAATGGCTTCGGGAGATTTTTTATATCCTTGACACTTTGATCGCCAATCCCAAAGTCTGTAGATATGTTCAGCAATACCTTTAGTATGGCGAGTATGTGGGTTCTGAATGTG